CATCAAGGCTCGTCCCTTTACCATTATGCTAGACTACATAATGGAGGAAGGACGGGGACTGTGCAGCACAGTCGCTACCCGGCTAGTTAGGTTGTTCAAGTTTAGAACACCTGATTTGAGTCAGTCCAGGCGGAAGATTCTCGATGAACTTCTTCGGCAATTGCCGATTGAAGTTCGCGACGTAGGATTAAAGTCCTACCTCGGTGAGGCTTCTGCTTGGATACACGCTGATATTAGTTCCCATTATACCCACCCGGATAGGGAGGCGTACTTTGAGATGAGGAGTACGGGAGATTGTAAAGATTTGGAATCTCTCTTGCTTCACTTCCTTAGTAAAGCTTTCGCGTCCGTCAAAGTTGTTACACTTATGCTTGATTTTCAACGTATTACCTATACAGAATATCAGCTTTCTTGCATGCTTTGGAGGTTCTGGAGTTTGGCCGTTTCGGACAGACTCGAGAAGTACTTCAAGTGGCAAGGGGCTGCTCTGTTTAGTATTAGTACGGATCAAGACGAACTTCCCGACAAGATTTCTTGGAATGAAGACGAGATAGGAGGATTCCTACCAAGTCTGAGACGCAAGATCTATCGGAATGTTCGTAGTGGCGACATGACGCAACGAGCGAAGTTGGGAGATTCGTGGCTCCAGAGTAAAAGAGGTCTGTTACCTATTAGCAAATTGCTTCAGGTCGAAAGCCTCCGTGAACACTCTGGTGCCCTTTCTCGCAATCCCTTTGGATATGATGAACGCTGTGGTGAAGTTGGATGTAACCTTGTCTTTGAGGTTATTAGGACGGTCAATGAATTATTTGGTCGTCCGGCCAAGCAACAGGATCAGTTGCTTGCGCCCTCCACTTCTGCACATCATAACTACTCTCGCGCCAAGGGCGGAGGTCACAATTACTATTTCCATAACTCAGCAGTGATTATGGAGGATCGTCTTTGTGTGTATGTGGACGACCGAGGACAAGAATTTTGTCGTTGGAAGTACATACGGGTTGTTGTCTCTTTGAGACTTCCCATGGAGCCTGTGGGAGATGTGACAGCGGATGTTCACCTTGTGTTGGAACCTTGTAAGGCTCGCATTATCACAGCGGGCCCTGCGGGGCAACAATACATGGGACGCTATATTCAAAAGACCTGGTCCAAGTCTTTGAATAAACATCCCGCCTTTGTCCTTACCGGACGTCCTTGTTGCAACGAGGACATTGAAGTACTTTCCGGTAAGGCAGAAGCTCTCTATGGTCTGATAGCATGGTCTATGTTATCAGGTGACTACAAAGCGTCTACCGACAATATAGAAATCGAACTTACTTTAGCGGCTGCTGATGCAGCTACTATTGCTTGTGGATTTCCTTTGAGTTGGCGACCTTATGTTCATAGTCTTTTAACCGAGCAAAAGATATGTTATCCAAAACATATTTTAAATCTCGTCAAACGGTTTAATGACGCTGGTAACAGCGTCAACCTTGTTGGCTTGATTTCTCTTGCAGAGAGCGTAGTTCAGACCAATGCCCA